TTAAGTAGTATTAAAGATAAGTTTTCTACTAAAACCAAATACAAACCTGAAAATTATTATAACTGTGGTGATGCCTTTATGGAAGCATGTGGATTACCAGGTCCGATTATGGGGGGTATCAATATGTTTTTGGGGCACTCAAATTCTTCTAAAACTACTGCTATGATTTTGGCGGGTGCCGACGCTCAAAGAAAAGGACATATTCCTGTTTTTATTATCACGGAAAAAAAATGGTCTTGGGAACACGCTATCGAACTTGGATTAGTTGCGGAGAAAAATAGTAATGGAGAGTGGGACGGGGACTTTATCTTCAATGATAGTTTTGACTATATTGAACAAGCAACCGACTTTATTAATGAGATGTTGGATGCTCAAGAAAAAGGAGATATTCCATATAACTTATTATTCTTATGGGATTCAGTCGGTTCAATTCCTTGTAAAATGACCTTTGAGGGAAAGGGCGGCAAGATGCATAACGCATCTGCACTAGCCGATAAAATCGGTATGGGCATCCACTCAAGGATTTCGAAATCAAAAAAAGAAGATTACCCCTATTATAATACTATGGTTGTTGTCAACCAACCTTGGGTTGATTTACCCGATAACCCTTTTGGTCAACCTGAGATTAAGAGTAAAGGAGGGGAAGCGATTTGGTTAGCGTCATCATTAGTTTTCTTATTCGGTAATCAAAAGAAAGCCGGTATCAATCATATCACGGCAACCAAAAACGGAAGGACCGTGTCATACGCAATAAGAACTAAAATATCAATTATCAAAAACCACGTAAATGGGTTGGGTTATAAAGATAGTAAGATTATCGCAGTTCCACAAGGATATATTAGTGATACCAAAGAAGCGTTAGAACAATATAAGAAACAATATTCTCACTATTGGAATGCAATACTTTCAGGTACCGGAGAAATTCAGTTAGATGAGACTGATTCTGAAATAGATGAATAAAAAAAGTTATATTATTTCTACTTTTTGTAATTTACAAGATATTTATTAATATGGGAAGAAAGAAAATTGATGAAAGAGAAAAGAAAATAAAAATTGGTATTTCCGTTGACCCCGAACTGCCCAACTTCTTCAAAGAAAAGTCAATCAATCTCTCTTCCTTGGTTAATAAACTGTTGAAAGATTATATCAAGAATGGAAACCAAAGTTTGTAGTAAGTGTAATATAGAAAAAAATTTTGAGGACTATAACAAATGTGCTAGAGTAAAAGATGGTAGAAAGGCTGAGTGCAGAATGTGTCAAAAAATTTATTCTAAAAAATATAGAATCACTAACAAAGAAAAAATTAGAGAATATAACCAAAAATGGAACAACGATAACCAAAACTATTACCTCGAATATTTCAAAAACTATTCTCACGTAAATTACGAAAAAGAAAAAAACAGAAAAAATGATTGGAGAAAAAATAATCCTGAATATCATAATCAGTATCAGAAAATAAGAAAAAAAAATGATGTATTATTTAATTTGATATGTAGTATGAGAAATCAAGTCAACAGGATTTCAAAATCAAATAGTTTGAGAACATTTGACATAGTTGGTTGTTCGCCTTACGACTTGAAAGAACATTTGGAAAGACAATTTGTAAGCGGTATGACTTGGGAAAATAGAAATGAATGGCATATAGACCACATAATACCTTTGTCATCGGCAAAAACAGAAGAAGAACTTTACAAACTGTGTCATTATACTAACCTTCAACCACTATGGGCTGAGGAAAATATGAAAAAAAGTAACAAAATATTGTCTAATAATTAAAACAAACCAAGTGACAAAAACACTTTTAGTAGATGGGAATAATCTACTTAAAATAGGTTTCTATGGGGTTAAAGAGTATTACCACAAAGGTGAACATATCGGAGGTATTTATCATTTCTTAAATACCCTCCGAAGGTTCTTAGAAGAACAAAACTTTGATAAGGTTGTTGTATTTTGGGACGGTGAATCAAATTCATCTGTTAGGAAAACTATGTATCCAAAATATAAGGAAAACAGAACCTCAACAGAAACTGATGAAAAGAAAGAATCCTTTTATAAACAAAAAGAAAGGACTAAGCAGTATCTTGAAGAAATGTTCGTGAGACAGGTTGAGGTAGTTAGAAATGAATCTGATGATTTAATTGCTTATTACTGTCAAATATCGGAAGATGAGCAAAAAACAATATTTTCGTCAGACAGAGATTTAACACAACTTATTTCCGAAAAAGTATCTGTATATTCACCCCAACAAAAAAAGACGTACAAGAATGGTGATATGATTAAAAATAAGGATTTAGAGTTCCCCCACTATAATATCAAAACCACCAAGATTGTTTGTGGTGATACGTCTGATAATATTGATGGAATACGTTTGATGGGAGAAAAAACTTTGGTCAAATTATTTCCCGAGATACTTGAAAATCCAATCACGATTGAGGATATTTTATCAAAAGCAGAAACCCTACTAAAAGAAGATAAAGAAAATGTCGCACTTAAAAATTTACTCACAGGAAAAACAAAAGATGGTATCTATGGCGACGAGTTTTTCCAAGTAAATAAAACAATCATTGACCTATCAAATCCACTCATTACAGATGAAGGTAAAACCGTTGTTGAGGACTTTTATAAAGAAACCCTTGACCCTGATGGTAGAGGATACAAAAATCTTATAAAGATGATGATGGATGATGGGATATTTAAGTATCTACCTAAACATGACAACGCATGGGTGGATTTTTTAAAACCAATTCTAAAACTAACAAGAAAAGAAAAAAAGAAGTTTAACAATCAAAAAAATTAATTATGAGAGAACAAGATTCAACCAAACTGGAGTTTTTACTCAAAGTAAACGACAACATCATCGTTCAGCGTTTCTTTAACGTACGAGGATACAATTACAAAGCAAGAAATTCTATGGACTTGCACGAGTATATCGAGAGTTTCATAGATGCGTTTCGTAACGATTTACGAGTGAGAACTGCGTCTTATATGATGGACCATCAGTTTGAGATTTACGAGAACCCACAGATTATGGAAACGTCATATTTGGAGGGTCCCGAGAAGTTTACCCTAACAATCAAAAACGGCGAAAACATCCTTTACGCTCGTTACTTGGACGCGAAGATTTACCCCCCTAAAGTTAGGTACACGGTTGACCTCCGCCCAAAATTAAAGTCGATTCTGAATACCCTGACTGAGATTTTTTCGTCAAAAAAATTAAGTTTCGATTATATGGATTATAGTTTAGATGTGTAATATTTATCAATACATCAAGGAGATTTTATATGGCGACAGAGAAGAATTTTGAATATTTGGGACAATCATTTCAGTTACAATTACTTAACCAGATTGTTGTAGATAAGGACTTCGCCCACTCTATTGTTGATGTTATTGAACCTAGTTATTTTGAAAACAAATACTTCAAAATCATTTTACAAATGGTTAAGGAGTATTACAAAAAATACGAAGTTACACCGTCGTTTGAAACTATCAATCAGATTACAAGGAGCGAATTACCACAAGAAATGGTGGCAAAAGTTGTACTTGATACTGTGAAAAAAGTTAAAGATGTTCAAATTGAAGGACCGCAGTTCGTACAAGAAAAGGCTTTGAAATTCTGTAAACAACAAGAAGTTTCAAAGGCTATGACAAAGGCTCAAAAAATCATTGACGGAGGTGAGTTTGAAAGTTACGACACAATCGAAGAGTTGTTTAAGACAGCATTACAAGTGGGAGAAAGGGAGACATCACTTATGGATGTATTCTCGAACTTGGATGAGGTATTGAACGAAGATTACAGACATCCGATACCGATGGGTATAGCAGGAATTGACAAATTATTGAAAGGTGGTTTAGCAAAAGGAGAAATTGGTGTTATATTAGCACCAACAGGGGTAGGTAAATCAACCCTACTTACGAAAATATCAAACCATGCGTTTAATTTGGGGTATAATGTTTTACAGATTTTCTTCGAGGACAACCCAAAGATTATTCAAAGAAAACATATCGTGTTATGGACAGGAATACACCCCGACGATTTAACAATCAAAAAGGAAGAAGTGTTGAAAACCGTAAAACAAGTTGAAGGAACTATGAAAAACAAACTTATTTTACAAAAATATGCTTCTGATACCTTGTCTATGAATCAAATTAAAAACTCAATCAGAAAGTTAATTGCTGATGGACAACAAATTGATATGGTTTTATTGGATTATATTGATTGTGTTTTACCTGACAGACAATTAGAGGATGAATGGAAAAGTGAAGGTTCAGTAATGAGAGGATTTGAAGCGATGTGTCACGAACTTTCTTTGGTAGGTTGGAC